GGGGGGGACCCGGGCCTGTAGGTTTCAGAAAGATACTGGCTTCCGATGCTGATTGTGAGTCATTTGTAGGCGAAAAAGTCTAATATTGTGGGGACCGACTAATTTTGGAAAGACCACGTGGGCCAGATCACTGGGCCCACATATATTCTTTGGGTCTCAGATGTCGGGCAAGCTAGCACTGGATGGTAATCCATCCGCACAATTCGCCGTATTTGATGATTGGAAGGGTGGTTTGTCTATGTTGCCAGGTTACAAGGATTGGTTTGGTTGTCAGTGGCACATTTCAGTCCGCAAGCTACACAATGATGCACAGATTATTGAATGGGGTAGACCCATTATTTGGTTATGTAACAGGGACCCACGGACCCTGATGACAAAAGAAAGTGATGGCATTGATTGGGATTGGATGGATGGTAACGTTATGTACTGTGAGATCGGCAAGCCGCTCACTATTTTTCGTGCCAGTACAGAGTAGAATGCGCATTGATATTAATGACATCGGCGGCGCTGCCTCCCATTCCGGGAACCGTTATGTCAATGATGTAAACATCGCCCATTCCAGGTTTGGCGTTTGTACTCCAATACTGGGTGGTTACCCCACCACCAGATTCATCGTCATCGTAAACGATGTTTTTGTTGAACGGGTAATATAGGTTGCGCTCCGAAAAATGTCCGTTGCTGTTTCCAGTAGTGATCTTCGAGACTTTGTCTGAGAGTATTGTTACACGGGATCCGTCCACTGGGGCGACCATGAGGTCATTCCAGTCTTGATTCTGAGTTCCTTTGAACAGGACACTTTGAATGCCACTGATAGTAAGTGGAGAGACATTTTTGGACAAGTCGAACCATAGGCGTGCCATTCCGATTGAAGTATCGGAGTACCCGTTGTAGGTTTGGGTAGGGGCGTATTCGTCTTTCGAAAGCTTATGGAACAAATCTCCTTTTGTAGTGAACACGATTCTGCGCCATAACCAAGGCAATGACGATGACGTTTGAATGCGGATCTTTTCCTTGTAGCCTCGCATGAAGCACGTAGTGGACGTGCGATCGGCCTCTTCAACCGTTGTATTGGATGCACCAGCGGTGATCAGTGACCTAGCGGTGGGGCTGAAAATTGAGAACCCGTAGCCGGCGGCATTGGTAAACAGTGAGCCTGCTGCAACAGTTTGGGATGTACCCTGCGAGTTGGTATTACTGAACGACAGCATGTGGTCGCGCTTCTTTCTGCTCGTGATGTTGAGTATCTTCTTTTTTGACATCTTTCTTGAAGGGAAAGTAGAACGCTTCTTCGCGTATGAGCGTCGGCGGCCGGAAGACCGTTTCTTTGTTGAGGATCGACGGGTTGTCCGACGGCGCGACCTGGACTTGTAAACCATGGTTGATAGTTTGTTGAGGCGGCATGAAGTTCATCCGCCGGGGGAAAGTTGGGACGTGCGGGGGTACTTATAGGCGTTGCCTGTCCCTGTCCCTTCGTCCTGCGGTATAATATTAAAGTACCGCAGGACTTCCTATTCGGGAATGGCCCCCTTTTTTCTGAAGAATCGCCGTTATGTCATGCTCACCTATTCTCAGGCTGGACCAGACTTCGATTATTGGGCAGTTGTTACATTGCTCTCGGCGCTGTCAGCAGAGTGCATCATTGGACGAGAAGCTCACTCTGATGGAGGAACTCATTTCCACGTATTCATCGATTTCGGACGGCTCTATTCAACACGAACGACTGATGTATTCGATGTGGGAGGCAAGCACCCTAACATCCTCCCAGTGCTCAAAACTCCTGCAAAGGCTTGGGATTATGCAACAAAGGATGGCGACATTGTCGCTGGAGGGCTGGAGCGGCCGGGCCGAGACTGCGATTACGACCCTGACGATTTCTGGGCTGGAGTCGCGCATTGCCAATCTGGTGACGAGTTTCTCCACTTTCTCGACCAAGTGGCTCCAAGGATTCTTATCACCGGATTTAACTCCATCAACGCCTACAAAAACTGGAAGTTCGCCGTGGCGCCAACCGTTTACAAGACACCAAGCGGAGTTGACTTTGACACGGGACATGCTGAGTTGCTCTCTGAGTGGGTGTCACAAGCTAATTTGCGACTTGGACCATCGATGAAGAGGTTAGTTTGACGGCCCCACCTACGCACCCTCGTGCCTCGGGGCTCCGGAAACCCCTCCCTTCGGGGGGGACCCGGGCCTGTAGGTTTCAGAAAGATACTGGCTTCCGATGCTGATTGTGAGTCATTTGTAGGCGAAAAAGTCTAATATTGTGGGGACCGACTAATTTTGGAAAGACCACGTGGGCCAGA